CTGGTCACATTTCATCAACTGCTACTGCTAATACTATTCTTTCAACTGAAGTGTTGAGAGACCCATCATCATTTGGTGATATAGTAAGAGGCTTACATGTCTATGGTGCGAAAGTACTTAGAGATGACGCTTTATGTAGTGCATTCTACGTGATTGACTAATTGTCAAAACTCGGGGGAGTCTTCGGACTCCTCCACTTTTTAAAGGAGATAAAATATGTACGGTAAAGATAGAAGAATGAAAAAGATGGGTGGTGGATACGCTGATATGATGAGAAAGAAAAAAAGCATGGGTGGACGTTCTACATATGCATATGGTGGAGATGTTAAGATGGACGGATGTCAGCCTGTATATAAAGGAACACCAAAAGCTAAAGCTAACTAATATGAAAGTTAAAGCACCAAAAGGACACCATTGGATGAAACAAAAAAATGGTACGTTTAAATTAATGAAACACACAGGTAAGTTTGTAAAACACAAAGGTGCAAGTTTAGAAGCAAACTTTCCAATTCAAAAGGTTCATAAAAAATAATGGCTACTACATATCTTGACATAACTAACGAAGTACTAAGAGAACTCAACGAAGTTATTTTAACTTCTGCTAATTTTGATGCTGCAATAGGAATACAAGCATTTGTAAAAGACGCTATTAATAAAGCTACATTTGATATAGCTAACGAAGAACCACAATTACCTTTTTTTGCTGCAGGTACAAGTGGAGCTACTGACCCTTTTTATGGAAATGTTTCAGTTGCTACAGTTGCAGGAACAAGATGGTACACTTTAAAAGATGGTAGTTCTAGTATTACTACAGACTATGCATCAATAGATTGGGATGATTTTTATTTAACCACTATTAACGTAAGTGGAGAAACAACTCCTTATGTCTCTAAAGGATTAAAGTTTCTTACTCTTGCAGATTGGAAAAGATACTACAGAGACAGTGAGAATGCAGATGATGCAGATACTCAAAACCATGGAGAACCACAGTTTGTTATAAAATCTCCAGACCACAGAAAGTTTGGATTAAGCCCAATACCAGACAAAGTTTATAACGTACATTTTTATGCTTTTGAAAAACCTACAAGGTTATCTAGTTATGATGATACTATTATTATGCCAGACCAATATAGTAATGTTATAACTGCAAAAGCTCGATACTATGTACATCAATTTAAAAATAATTTACAACAATCTGCATTTGCTTTAGATGATTATAAAAAAGCTGTAAAACATATGAAAAGTAATTTAATAAATCCAGCTCCTAAATATATGACAGATGATAGGACATACTTCTAAATGGCATCAGGACAACCCTTTTCAGTATCGTTAGCAGGTGGATTAGATAAATCTACAAACTCGTTAGCTTTATTACAGACACCCGGAGTAGCTACAAAGTTAAGAAACTTTGAAGTCTCTATAGAAGGTGGATACAGAAGAATTAATGGATATACTCTGTTTGGTGCTGGAAGTTCAGTAAGACCAAATAGTAATAATCCAGTTAGAGGATTAGCTATTTATGCTGACGGAGTTGTTGCAGTTGTAGGTAACAATGTTTATTTTAGTGTAGATGGAACAAGCTGGTTGCAAATAAATAAAGATAGTGTAGATGCTTCCGGAGATAACTACGCTACTTTTAATGGACGTAGTGAATTAACTTTAACAACAGTAGAACAATGTGAGTTTACAATATATGAAGGACTTACAGATTATGGTGAATTAGTTATAACTGATAAAAGTGGTGCAAACAAACCATTTTTATTTTATATGACAGGAACAGGTGGATTAAGTACAAGAACTTTTTTTGCTAAACAAATAACTTTTGACCATACTAAAACAGCTAAATTTTGTACAGTACACGATAACCATTTAGTAGTAGCTGGAAATCCTACAGAACCTCAAACTATTTATTACAGTCATACAGGAGACATAGATAACTTTAGTGGTACTGGAGCAGGAAGTATTACCCTAGAAGATAAAATTGTAGGATTAAAAAGTTTTCGTAAAGAACTATTTATTTTTTGTAGAAACTCATTATTTAAACTAGAAAATATAAATAATAGTTCTACTATACAAGTTACACCTATTACAAAAAACGTAGGGTGTATAGATGGACAAACAATACAAGAGATAGCAGGTGACTTAATATTTTTAGCACCTGATGGATTTAGAACAGTAGCTGGTACAGCAAGAATTGGAGACGTTGAATTAGGAACTATTAGTCAAAACATTCAACCAATTATAAATGATATTGTTCAAGGTGGAGCAATATATGAATTTAGTAGTGTTGTTATTAGAAACAAATCTCAATATAGAATGTTTTATAGTAACACTTCAGATTCTACATCAACTTCAAAAGGCTTAATAGGTGTATTAAAACCAAATGGATTTGAATGGTCAGAAACTTTAGGAATACAAGCACCTGCAATAACATCAGGATTTGCTTATGATGGAGAAGAAAAGTTTTATCACGGAGATAGAAATGGTTATATTTATAATCATAACGTAGGTAATACTTTTAATTCAGAAGGTGTAGAAACAGCAATAAGTGCTGAGTATCAATCTCCTGATTATGATTATGGGGACTTAGGAACTTTAAAAACTTTAGACTATATAAAATTATCTATAAGACCTGAAGCATTAGCACAACCTACTTTAAGAATTAGATTTGATTACGATAGTAACGAAACACCACAACCACCAGATATTGAATTAACTGCAGTACCCGAACCAGCACTTTTTGGAACTGCTAAATTTAACTTACAAGCTTTTGGAGCTTCTGAACAACCATTAGTTAGACAAGCTTTAACCGGAAGTGGACACAGTAATTTTTTTAGAATTTTTAGTTCAGATACACGAGCACCTTATACCATAAACGGTATTTACATAAATTATAGACCTGCAGGAAGGCAATAGGAGAAATATAAAATGGGACAGACATATACACGACAAAGTTCTTTTGCAGATGGGGATACTATTACTGCAGCACTTTTTAATAACGAGTATAATCAATTAGTAAATGCATTTAGTTATAGTGCTACAAATGAAGCTACAACTGGACATAGGCATGATGGTAGTGCAGGAGAAGGTGGTAACATACCTCAAATAGGAGACTTAGATTTTCTTAATAAGATTGTTGTAGATAGTACAAATAACAGATGGGGATTTTTTGTACAAGTATCTACTAATACAATAGAACAAATTAGATTACAAGATGGTGCATTATTACCTGTTACAGATAGTGATGTTGATTTAGGGACAAGTTCATTATACTTCAAAGATGCTTATATAGATTCAATTACTACAACTGGTAACGTAGCAGTAGGTGGTAATCTAACAGTCACAGGTACTACAACTTTTAACGGTGGTACAATCACTATGGGTGATGCAGCTACTGATAACGTAGTATTTGGTGCTGACGTAGATTCAAACATTATCCCAGACGATGATGACACTTATGACCTTGGTAGCTCTACACAAGAGTGGAGAAACCTTTACATAGATGGCACTGCAAACATTGATAGTCTTGTAGCTGATACAGCAGACATTAATGGTGGTACTATTGATGGTGCTGTTATTGGTGGTTCAAGTGCTGCAGCTATTACAGGTACAACAATTACAGGTACAGCTATCACTGGTACAAGCTTTGTAATTGGTAGTGCTACTATAACTGAAGCAGAACTAGAAATACTAGATGGTGCTACAGTAACTACAGACGAACTAAACATCCTAGATGGCGTTACAAGCACTGCTGCTGAATTAAATTTATTAGATGGAGTAACTAGCACAACTGCTGAACTAAACATCTTAGATGGCGTTACAGCGAGTGCAGCAGACATTAATCTTATAGACGGTATAACTAACGGAACTGTTATAGCAAGTAAAGCAATTATTACAGATGCTAATAAAGACATTACAGGTGGTAGAAACATAACCATTACTGGAGAACTTGATGCAGGTTCACTTGACGTATCAGGTAATGTAGATGTAGACGGTACACTTGAAACAGATGCACTATCTATAAATGGTACAGCAGTTACAAGTACAGCCGCAGAACTAAATATTTTAGACGGTGTGACAGCTACTGCAACAGAATTAAATCTTATAGACGGAGTTACAGCTACAACTGCAGAACTTAACATATTAGACGGAGTAACTTCTACAGCAGCAGAGTTAAACATACTTGACGGTAAAGCTTTCCTTGATGAAGATGACATGGCATCTAACAGTGCTACAGGTATTGCTTCTCAACAATCTATTAAAGCTTATGTAGATACACAAATTACTGCAGAAGACTTAGACATTACAACAGACAGTGGAACTATTGCAATAGATTTAGATAGTGAAACATTAACTGTATCAGGTGGTACAGGTCTTGATAGTTCTGCAACAGGTAATGCAGTTACTCTAGCAATTGATAATACAGTAGCAACACTTACAGGTTCACAGACTTTAACAAACAAATCACTAACTGCTCCTACGCTTACAGGTACTGCTGTAGTAGCTTCACTAGACATCTCAGGTGATATAGACGTAGATGGAACTACTAACCTAGACGTAGTAGATATAGATGGTGCTGTAGATATGGCTTCTACTCTTAATGTTACAGGTGTTATAACAGGAACACTTGCAACAGCTTCACAACCAAACATTACTAGTCTTGGTACTCTTACAGGCTTAACATCTACAGGAAATTTAGTCGTTGGAACAGAAGATAATAACGCTGCAATTATAGAAATTAGTGGTGGAGCTACTGGAAATGCTGAAGGGGGAGAAATTCGATTAGATACAGCAGTAGACTATGATAGTACTTATGAATTTTATAGACTTGATGTAAATCAAGATGATTTTAGAATAGGCAGACAAGGGCAAACAGACTTTACATTATTTAGTGATGGTACTGCTCAATTTTTTGGGAATCTAGCAGCAACTTTATCTACAGCAGCACAACCTAATATTACAAGTGTTGGTACGCTTACAGGTTTAACAACTACAGGTGATATTAACTTTGGCGATAACGACAAAGCAGTCTTTGGAGCAAGTTCAGATTTACAGATTTATCATGATGGTTCTGCTTCATATATTAATGATTCAGGAACTGGAAATTTAAAAATACAAGGTACACAATTACAACTTCAAAACGCAGCAGGAACATTATCTTATCTTGCAGGTATTGATGGTGGTGCAACAACTATTCATCACGCTGGATTTGCAAAACTAGCCACAACCTCAACTGGGATAGACATAACAGGTACAGTAACAGCAACAGATTTATTAATAGATACTGATGTTATTGTTACAGATTCTACAAATGACCGAGTTGGTATAAATAAAACTTCTCCAGCTACTACTTTAGATGTCGGCGGTAGTATACATTTTTCATCTGTTTTAAGGGCTACAGGAGATGGTTCTGAGTCTGCTCCTTCTATACAGCCCGGAAATGATGGTGATACTGGTTTCTTTAGACCAACAGCTAACACAATAGGTTTTA